TCCCTTCTATCTGGGAATAAACAAAGCCATAGTAACACAGAGAGGAGATTGTAAATGAGTAAAAGATTTAAACAAGTAAACGTACAACACTTTGCTACACTTGTGCAAGAGATAGATGTATCTAAGTATACTCAGAAAGAATACGTAGAGATTGTAGAAGAACTATATATGGGTATCTTCAGACACAATACAGATGGTGACTTTGTTGTAGAAACATTACCTAATGAGAAAGGTAATTGGAAGGTGCATAAACCTTCTGCAACCAAAGAGGAAGTAATGGAACTAATTAAGAAAGGACAAGTCATATGGGACAAGAACGTAATCTAACACCAACACAGCATTGGGAACTACATCAAGGACTATGGTCTATGCTAGGTTGTGATATGGAATTGTATAGCAAAAATAAAAATTATGTTATATATATTGACAATAAAACGAACAAACAATATAACTATTCAGCACGAGGAAAAATAGAGGTAAAAAAAATATGAGTAAAATATATATTAGAAAAGTTTATGAAAATAACAAATATACTGTTTCTTTTGGTACAGATGAAGATGTTAAAGATTGGAAGGAGCAAGAAAAGGAATGGATAGAACAAGATTTTTCTGTAGCTGACGATAGTATAAAATTACTTTGTGAACTTAAAAAAAATAATTTAGATGTGGTATTGCAAAAAATTAATGAGGAGATTAGAGATGCCAACTAAAGCTAAGATAAAAAAGAAACCTAAGAAACCTACTTGGGTATGGGTATATGGAGATGAGATGCCTGAAGTATGGGAACACTTTGGCTTTACAAATCCAGACCCAGATGATAGAATCAAACTAAAGTTTGTTAAGTATGAATCAAAGGAGATGCAACGTGGCTAAACAAAAGAAAAGATATTACGAAGTAAGAGGACAAACAATCATACACTACAAAAGATATGTAGAGTATCCATCTAATGTAGATGCAGAGGAAGTGCGTAGACGTATGGAAGCATTACAAACTCCAGATACTTTTGAAAAAGTACACGAGGAGTTTTACATTAGTGATATAGAAGAAATGGAGGAAGAAGATGAACTATGAAGAAAAATATAAACAACTATGCGAAGCATTAGTAGGTATAGATGCTACTGAAAGATATAGTCATGAAGAGATAGTAGACTATGCTTACAAGCTGAAGGATATAGAGGAGAAATCTTATGACAGTAAGAAAACTTAATGACGAAGGGCAGATAGACTTAGCAAGAGAATATATTATTGATATGTTTGAAGAGTTACAGGACAGAGTATCTGTACCTAATATGGTAATGGCTATGCAGATGCAAACAGCAGACCTTGCATATGATACTGCACCTAGTCATACTGTAGCTACAAGTATGTTGCTAGAAATTATTAATATGAAACTTAGAATGGAAACAGAAGAGGAGTTTACAAAATGAATATATTTGTACTAGCAGGTAATCCTTGGGACTCTGCAAAGATGCAATGCGATAAGCATATAGTTAAGATGCCATTAGAAACTGCACAAATGTTGTGTAGTGTGTGGCATAGGTATGGGCATGGAGATAAAGTACCATACAAAGAAGTACACAAGAAACACCCTTGCACATTATGGGCAGGAGATACTAAGCAGAACTACAAATGGTTATACCATCATGGACAGGAGTTATGTGCAGAGTACACAAGAAGATATGGTAGGTCACATAAATGTGAAGGAGTAATATTTGAATTGTATCACACACCTTTTGAGTTTGACCACTACCACGAAACAATACACCCACAATGTATGCCAGATGAATACAAACATAATGATGTTATAACTGCATACAGAAATTATTATTTAGGTGCGAAAAGAGATATAGCTAAGTGGGATAAAGGAAGACAAGCACCATCATGGTTTAAAGAAAAGATAATGCATCTAATGGTAGATGGAATATTTCAAACAAGGAGTATATAAATGGAGTATAAATACACATATAGATTTAGTGAGCAGACAGTAGATACTAGATACTACAAAGTAGAATCTAATAAAAGACTTACTTATAATGAAATGCAAGATATAGCTTGGTCAGTAGAAATGAAAGAGGGAGAAACTTATAAAGACAAAGATGGTAAAGCTACCTTTGAAGGTACTGAGTATGGAGATGATGCACAGTATCAAATGGAAGAAGGAGAGGAGGATTTAGCAGATGATTAAATATATTATTTACACACAAAAGAACTGCGAGTATTGTGTCAAAGCAAAGGCATTATTAGATGAAGCAGGAGAAGTATACGAAGAAAGAGTGCTAGATAATCTACCTAAGATAAAAAGATTTAGAGAAGCAGGACATAAGACTGTACCACAAATCTTTTTACACATAGGTGGGTTTACAGAACTAGAAGAGTTTATGTTTCCACCAGAGATAGAGTTTGACCCAGACCTAAAGCTAGTAGAAGAAACAAAACCTAGTGCAAAGGTTATACCTTTCAAAGGAAAGATAGGTGCTATCTCAGGAGAAGCAGATGAGTAAATACAAAGTAGTAATAGAATTAGACTTTAATAAAAGACCTTCTAAAAAAACTATATTAAATAGTTTATTTGATATGCTTAGAGATAACAAAGTTAACTACGAATTACACAAACAAAACAAGGACTTAGAGAGGAGAGTTAAAGATGATAAACATAAATAAAGAAATGTTACAAATATTTATAAGTATTTTAGTATGGTATTTTCTATGTTTTATTGTACCTTATGTAGGGTATTGACTATATAGTAAATGTAATGTATAATGAGGAGTATATGGAAAATAATATGTATGTAGTAGCTATGCCTTATCCTAATCATATAGATTTACCAGATATATTAGAGGAAGATAATGGAAAAGTTATGTATTTTAAAACTGAGAAAGAAGCAAAGACATTTCTACAAAATTTGTATGACGAGAGAGGTTTTATGATACAAGCATTGGTAGATGATAATGTGCAGATAATGAGGGTGCAATGAATGAAATAGAAATTCTTAAAAAAAATGTTCGAGACCTACAAGAGCAATTACGTACTGCTTATGTAAGAATCAAACAGTTAAATGAAGAATTAGATAAATTAAAAAAACCTGACAAAGGTCTATACAGTCCTGATGCAAGTCATATAACTAGAGATTTTAAAACAGGTGGATAGAGCAAGAGAAAGAAGACTAAAAGCTACAGGTAAATGGTTTAAAACTGTTAAGAAAAAAAGTTTATGGTTAAACCATATTTTTCCTGTTATTTTAGTTGTTGGTTTTATTTTTTATATTATAAATTTATAGATGAGGATAGTGTAATGAACTTATTAGCAGAAGAAATAAAAGAGCTAATTAAAGAACGATATTACGAGTACCTAGAGGAAGGCTACCCTTCTTTTGAAGCTATGGAGTTAGCTAAAAAAGATGTATACGAAGCCAAAAGCTCTGAGATAGGTGCTTTTGATAACCTATATGGTAGTTCTATTGAAGTAGACTAAAATATTATATAAAAAATAATAATTATTTATTGATTATTATTTTAATATAATATATAATTAAAATTTTAGGGGAAAATTATGCAAAAAACATGGCTAGACAGGGGTGCTTGTCCTAAGTGTGGTTCAAGTGATGGTAATGTGCGACATTCTGAAGGATATAGCTATTGTTTTTCCTGTAACACAAGATTTGGAGAGAATATGCAACATGAAAAGGTAATACCTATGAAAACTGAGAGTCTAATTAAGACTGTTGGTACTACAGGTGCTTTGACTGAGAGAAATATCAGCAAAGAAACAGCACAAAAGTATCACACACAAGTAAAAGTAAATGGTAACATGAATACACATCACATTTACAAGTATTTTGATAGTGGTGGTAACAATATAGGTAACAAAGTTAGAGATGTACCTACTAAAAATATGTGGGTAGAAGGAAACATATCAGATGCTACCCTGTTTGGACAAAATTTGTTCACAGGTGGTGGCAAATACATAACTATAACTGAAGGTGAAGTAGATGCTATGTCTGCCTATGAATTATTAGGTAGTAAATGGGCATGTGTATCTGTAAAAACAGGTGCAGGTTCTGCAGTACGAGATTGTAGAAAAGCATTTGAATATCTAGATAGCTTTCAAAACATAGTCATATCTTTTGATATGGACAAGCAAGGACAAGAAGCTAGTGAGAAAGTAGCTCAGTTGTTTAGTCCAAACAAATGTAAGATTATGAACATGGAGTTCAAAGATGCAAATGAGTATCTAAAGATGGGTAAGAGAGAAAAGTTCTCACAAGCATGGTGGAACGCACAACCTTATACACCTGCAGGTATTATTAATCTACGAGACCTGGGCGACAAGTTATACACAGAAGATTTTTGTGAGACTGTTCCATATCCTTGGGCTAAACTAAATGAAAAGACTTATGGACTAAGAACAGGTGAGTTAATTACATTTACATCTGGTGCAGGTATGGGTAAGTCTTCTATTATGCGAGAGATGATGCACCACTTACTAAAGAATACCAATCACAATATAGGTATACTTGCATTAGAAGAAGGTATCAAAAATACTGCATTTAATATTATGTCAGTAGAAGCTAATGCTAGATTGTATATCAAGGAGATTAGGAATAAGTTTAGTATAGAACAGTTAAAAGAATATGAAAAAGAAACCATAGGTTCTGGTAGGTTTTTTGCTTTTGACCACTTTGGTTCTATAGATAATGACGAGATATTATCTAGAGTTAGATTTATGGCACAAGCATTAGAATGTAAATGGATATTTGTAGACCATTTATCTATCCTTGTATCTGGACAAGATGAAGGAGACGAGAGAAAGTCTATTGATGTATTGATGACTAAGTTACGAAGTCTTGTAGAACAAACAGGTATTGGTATGTTATTAGTATCACATCTACGTAGACCTGCAGGAGATAGAGGTCATGAAGATGGTAAGGAAATTACACTCTCACACTTACGTGGTAGTGCAAGTATTGCTCACTTATCTGATGGTGTGATTGGACTAGAAAGAAACCAACAGGATACTGATGAAGTAAAAGCTAACACAACGACACTTAGAATATTAAAGAATAGATATACAGGAGATACAGGTATAGCTACACATCTACATTATAA